GCGACATTTAATGGATCGGTTAACTTAAACGGTGGAGATATAAGAGTTGGTGGTGGTGCGTCTATAACAGGAATTACGACGATTAAGGGAGATACTGTTGTTCATGGAGATGTTTATATTCATTCTGGTATTGTAACTGCAGGTTCTGGTGTTGTTACTTACTTTGGTGATGGTGCAAATCTTACTGGTCTAGGTGGTGCTGGTAGATGGACAGGTGATGCCACAGGTATTAGTACAGTAAAAATAGTTGGTATCAATACTATTTCTTCTTCTGCTGGTATTGCATTATCAGTTAATGGTCCTACTTATATTGGTGGTATAACAACTCTTTCAGATAATGTTGATTTTATAGGTCAAGGTCAAAATCTTACTTGGGAGAATAACAATAGTTTACTGTGGTTTAAGACAAATACTACTGGTGGACCATCTGCTACAACTTGGTGGGGAGATGGTAGCAGTTTTGGAAATCTTGAGATCAAAAGAGATGTATCTGGCCTTAACCTTATAAACAGTCAGAATTCCAGTTTGCAGATATCAGCATATCCTGGAAATGTGAATATAATGTCTAATGATGAGGTTAGTATTACTAATAGTCAACAAGGAAATGCATATTGGATAAGATGTGATGAAATTAATGATGTAACTGATCAATATGTCAATCTTTATTATGGATATACTGGAACTGAGGCAAATGATATACGATTAACAACTACTGCTGGAGGAATAGATGTTAATGGGCATGTAGGTGCTTCTGGTTCTATAACTGGTGCTTCTTTCTATGGTGATGGATCAAACTTAACGGGTGTCAGTGGTGGTGGAGGAACAGGTATTGGATTATCTACGAGACAAACAATAACTAAACTTGTAAGTGGTATTGGCATTGGTGCAACATCAAACAGTGCATTTACTGATGGTAGAAAGTCTTGGATGTTACAAAAAGTAGGTATCTCAAGTGCTGCATGGGTAGTACTATATACTGATCAAAATGCATTAGCAGCAGATGCGGATAGACCTCATACAACTGACCCAACACCTGGTTCTGGTGTTATTGCTGAAGTTAGATCAACTGATGCGGGTATTAGTACGTTTATAATGAGTCCAGGTATAATGGGGTGGAATAATGATACTACTCCATCAAATAATATATGGTTTAAAATAACAAATAACGAAACATCTACGGCAAACATTACAGTATCTCTAGATATTGTTCAGTTGGAGGCTTGATAGATGAATGATAATCAGAGAGAATATATTGTTACTGTTAAAGAACGTAGTGATCTAGGAAATTTATATGATGAGATGGAAACTCCAGGTAGTGCTGGAGATGCTCCTGATAGAGAAGTTGAGTGTACTTCAAGACGAACTATTAGTAGAAATACACACTATAAATTAGATGAAAATGAGGCAGCTAATTTAAGAAAGCATCCGAATGTAATTAATGTAGAATTAGCACCTCATGAAAGAGGTATTAAAGCAGAACCTCTTTGGGGTCCACAAACTGGGGATTTCCAAAAGAACACAACTTTTACTAGTGGTGATCTTAATTGGGGGTTAAAGAGAGTTGTTGATGGACAGCAAACGACTAATTGGGGTGTTGATGGGCAATTAATTTTTAATGATACAATTGCAACAGGTTCTTCTGGAAAAAATGTTGATCTTGTAATTGTAGATAGTCATATAAATCATGAACATCCAGAATTTTGGAGAAGTCCTCTTACTAATAATGGATCAAGAGTTAATCAAATCGATTGGTTCCAATATTCAGCTAATATAGGTGATACTTATGCTGCTGGAAAAACCTACACATATAGTGGTGGAGGATATAGTATTGGTAATAGTAATCATGGGACTCATGTAGCTGGTACTGCTGCAGGTAATACTCAAGGATGGGCAAGAGATGCGAATATTTTTAATTTAGCATTTAGTGAAAACCTTGTTAATAGTTCGTCTGGTACATCATATCCCGATTTTGCCATCTATATTTTCGATTACTTAAGAGAATTTCATAAATGGAAGGGTATTAATAGTAAAACTGGAAGAAAAAATCCAACTATAACAAATCATAGTTGGGGTTATAGTCAAGGTTCTCCTGATCTTAATAGTATTACAAGTGTTACTTATAGAGGACAAACTACAACAGTATCTGGAACAGATGCTGAAAGAGCTATAATACTAGAAGCAAATGGATGTCCTTGTCCAATGAACACATATTTGCGTAAAGTTCCTGTAAGAGTTGGTGCTATTGATGCTGATATACAAGATGCTATAGCAGATGGTATTCATGTAATAAGTTCTGCTGGTAATTCTTATTGGTTAATGGATTTATCGGGAGGAGCAGATTGGGATAATTATTTCTCTATTGGTGCTAGTAATTATTATCATTCAAAAGGATCAAGTCCAGGAGCAGCTGATGGTGTAATTAATGTTGGTTCTGTTGGAGAATATAAGGATGAGTTTAAATCAAGTTTTAGTAATATAGGTCCAAGAGTTGATATCTTTGCACCAGGATCAAATATAATTTCTGCAGTATTTGCTTCTGATGCAACTGCAGAGTGGGGAGCTCCTACAGTAACTGATCCTAGAGATTCTAATTTCTATCTTACTGATATTAATGGAACTAGTATGTCTTGTCCTCAAGTAGGTGGATATATTGCATGTGTTGCAGAACAAGAACCAAATATTACACCATCAGAAGCACTTCAACATTTAAAGGATTATGCTAAAAAAGATCAAGTTGGAAGTAGTGCGATAGATGGGTATGGAGAGGCGTTATATGATACACCAGGATCTTATAATTGGACATGTCCTGTAGGAGTAACCACTATTTCTGTTGTATGTGTTGGTGGTGGAGGTGGTGCTGGATCTGCTTCTCCTCTAGATGCTGATGGTGGTGGAGGAGGTGGATTAGCATATAAGAATAATATATCAGTAACACCTGGTGTTCAATATGGGGTTTCTGTTGCTGATGGTGGAGTAAAAGGAAGTGGTGGTGGAGCTGGTACTCCTGGACAGAACTCACAGTTTAGTATAGGAGGAGGTATTCCTAATGTTGCTGCTCTTGGCGGTGGTGCTGGTTCTGGATCTGGTGGATCTGGTGGTGCAGGTGGTGGATTTCAAAATGCTGATGGCGGTGGTAATGGTGGTGCAGGTGGTTACTATAACCCTGCTCAAGGTGGTGGAGGAGGTGCTGGAGGATATTCTGGTAGTGGTGGACAAGGTGCAGGTTCATATCCAGGCGGTACAGGTGCTGCTGGTGCTGGAGGTGGTGGCGGTGGTGGATTCCAAGCTCCTGGAGGTGGTGTAGGAATATTTGGTGAAGGTGCTAGTGGGCAAGCATCAACTTATGCTAGTAGTAATTACATAGGTTATCCTGGATCTGGTGGTAAAGGTGGATATAGTAATGGTGCTGGTCCTAATGGTGCTTCTGATGATGGTTCAGGTGTATATGGGGGAGGTGGATTTGGTAGTTATAAAGGTGGTAAAGGTGCTGTCCGTATTGTTTGGTGGGGTCCTAATAGTCCTCAGAGAGCATTTCCAAGTACAAACGTAACACAAACAACAATATGGTCACAAGATTATAAAAATCTAGGACCAGGTACTAATAATAGATATTTGTATTTCCAAAAGTCTAGACCAGATGATGGTTTAGTATATCCTCATGAAACTTTTAAGAGTCGTACAACTACAACTACAAAATATCCAAGACAAAGGAATGTAATAACTAAGACAGAACAATTCCCTGCAGAGTATCAATGGGTTTACTATGTTACTGCAAATGCTGGAAGATATGTTTTTGCCCCTTCATTTGATAGAAGTGGTACTGTACCAACACATGATGTTAGTCAAGGTGGGAGGAACACTATTACAGTGGTGCAAGGTGATATTATAGAGATACATGCATCGGATGCAGCACATCCATTATGGATTAGTAATAGACAGGGAACTGGAACACCATCAGCTGGTGAAACTCCAGCTGGAATTACTAATAATGGTAGTACTTCTGCTGCTATTATATGGGATACTGAGGGTGTCACTCCAGGTACTTATTGGTATAACTGCCAATACCACAGTACCATGTGGGGAAACATCGTGATTACTTCCTAAATAAATAAATAAAAACTCGGCCAAAATGTCTGCAATTATAACCGATCAAATTAGAATATTAAATGCAAAGAATTTTGTTGCTGGTGTAGGTAACACTGACAATTCTTATTATTCTTTTATTGGTCTTCCCAACCCGTCTGATGTTCAGACTAATTGGGATACCGATCCACCTACTCCAAAAGATTCATTTGATCAGGAAAGGTCATACTATGATAGTATGATTGCAATGAAGAAAATTAACAATGCAGATATTAGACAGGTTGTAACAAAGAGAATTTGGAAGTCTGGTACAAAATATGATATGTATCGTCATGATTATAGTAGATCAAATACATCATCAATATCAAAGGCAACTAATTTATATAATGCATCATATTATGTCATAAATGAAGATTACCGAGTTTATATGTGTCTGCAAAATGGCACAAGTCCAGATTATCCAAATGGACAAATTTCATTAGATCAACCAACATTTACTGATTTAGAACCAAGAGCAGCAGGAACCAGTAATGATGGTTATATTTGGAAATACCTCTATACTATTAAACCAAATGAAATTATAAAGTTTGAGACTTCTGATTTTATTCCTGTTCCCCAGGAATGGGAGACTTCACCAGATAATGCTCCTGTTAGAGAAAATGCAATAGAAGGTTCTATTAAAATAGTTACTATTACTAATGCTGGTATTAATGTTGGTGCAATATCAACATCATATACAAGAGTTCCTATTAATGGAGATGGAAATGGTGCAGAAGCAACAGTTGTTGTTAACAATGATCTAAAAATAGATTCCGTTACAGTTTCTAGTCAAGGTTCTGGATATACTTACGGAACTTTAGATTTAGCAGCAGGAGGTGTACCTGTTGCAAGTACTGAACCTGAATTTAATGTTATCATACCACCATCTGGTGGTCATGGTGCTGACATATACAGAGAACTTGGTGCTTATAATGTTTTAATGTATTCTAGATTAGAAAATGATACTGAAAACCCTGATTTTATAACAGGTAACCAATTTTCCAGAATTGGAGTTGTAGAAAATCCTCTTGCACCAAATAGTATTATTCCACTAACACTAGATAAAGCAAGTGCATTATCTGCTATTAGATTAACTGGTATTGGTTATAGTTCTGCTACTTTTACTGCAGATAGTCAATTTGTACAAACAATTGGTACAGGTCTTACTGCTGTTGGTAGAGTTGTTAGTTATGATCAAACAACAGGTGTTCTAAAATATTGGCAAGATAGAGTTGGATTTAATACCGTAGGTTCTGCTTTAACAAATGCACCTTATGGTTATGAACAACTAGAATTTACTAGTAATCCTTCTTCTGGTGGATCTATAGTAATTACTCCAACAACAGGATCTAACTTACAAATAGATTCATCCTTTAGCGGTTTCAGCACCTCTATAAATAATAGGACATATAACCTTGGTCAAGACTTTACTAATGGTATTTCTTCCCCTGAAGTAAAAAGATACTCAGGCAATATAATTTACGTTGATAATAGACCATCAGTTAATAGGTCAACAAACCAAAAAGAAGATATTAAAGTCATCTTGCAATTCTAAACGGATTATAAAGTATTATGCCACAGCAAACTAATCTAAATGTAGCACCATATTTTGATGACTTTGATGCATCTAATGATTACCATAAGGTATTATTCAAGCCTGGATACCCAGTACAGGCAAGAGAATTAACAACGCTACAATCTATACTTCAGAACCAAATTGAAAAGTTTGGAGATCATTTCTTCAAGGAAGGTGCTAGAGTTATTCCTGGTAATATTTCCTATAACCAATTTTATTATGCTGTAAAATTAAATAATACTTATCAAGGGGTTCCTGTGTCTGCTTTTGCAGAACAATTGGTTGGATCACAGATTACAGGTGCTGTTTCTGGTGTTAGTGCTGTTGTTGATCATGTATTACTTCCTGGAGATTCTGAAGAAAGTAGTCTTACATTATATGTAAATTATGTTGGTAGTAATTTAACTGATAATTCTAGTCAGCAGTTTAATGATGGGGAAGAGTTATTTTGCAATGTTAGTCTTGTATCAGGATTACTTGGAAATACTACTATAAATCCAGGAACTGCTTTTGCATTAACATTATCTAATAATAATGCTGCTACTGGATCCGCTTTTATGATAAACGAAGGTGTTTATTTTATTAGAGGACAATTCGTAACAGTAAATACAGAGACTTTAATTTTAGATCAGTACTCAAATACTCCTAATTATAGAGTTGGATTAAATATAGTCGAAGAAATAATAAATTCAGATTTAGATGAATCATTAAATGATAATTCTCAAGGATATAATAATTATGGTTCTCCTGGTGCTGATAGATTAAAAGTAACTGCAAGTTTATTTAAGAAGTCATTAGATGATTTTGATGATAATAATTTTATTGAATTAGGTACTGTAAAAAATGGTGAACTTAGAAGTAAAAAGAAAACAGGTAGTGGAAACAGTACACCTTTTGAGGATGATGTAGCAACTAAAATTTTTGATACTGACGGAGATTTTACGGTTAAAGAGTTTAATAGTGCTGTTGCAGAATCCTTAGATGATGGATTAGGTAATAATGGATTATTTAAAGAAGGTGAATTCACTTATGGTGGTGAACCTGCTTCTGCAGATAAGATGATTTATAAGATGTCTCCAGGTAAGGCATATGTTCGTGGTTATGATGTTGAAATACCAGAGGTAGTTTACTTAGATGCTCCTAAGACACGTACTACAAAAAGAATAGAAGATGAAGCAATAACATATAATACAGGAACAACTATTAAAATTAATAATGCACAAGGTGCTCCTTATATTGGTATTGGAAATACTTATATTGTAAGTTTAAGAGATACTAGAACTTATACTGTTGGTGCGAGTCCAGCAAATAATTATGGTAAAGAAATTGGTGTTGCTAGAGTTTATGATTATAAATTAGAAGAAGGATCTCAAAAGGACTGGACTCCTGCTAATGAATTTAATTTAAGTCTTTATGATGTTCAGACAATAACTGAATTAAGTCTAAACCAACCAACTACACTTTATACACCAGTTTTTATTAAGGGTTCTAGTAGTGGTGCAACAGGATTTCTAAAAGAATCT